TTGAAAAAAATGGTAAAGGTTGTAAGGCGGTAGTGGGAATTTCTGGTGGTGTCGATTCTTCTGTTGCTACAGCGTTATGCACAGAGGCTCTTGGGAAGGATAGGGTATATGGCGTTTTAATGCCACAGGGAAGACAGAAAGACATCGAATATAGCCATTTGCTTTGCAAATTTTTAGATATTTCATATCAGATTTTCCCAATTGGATCAATTGTGAATGTTGCTGAATACGAAATTAAAACAACATTGGATACTGAATTGTCGAATCAAACAAAAATTAACTTACCGCCAAGAATTCGTATGGCTACATTATATGCAGTCTCTCAGACATTAAATGGTCGTGTCATAAACACTTGTAATATGAGTGAGTCTTATGTTGGATTCGATACACGTTACGGAGATAGTGCAGGAGATCTGAGCCCACTTGCAAATTTTACAAAAACCGAAGTGATTGCTTTGGCAAAAGAATTAGGTCTACCAGACGAATTAGTTCATAAAACACCGCAAGATGGTTTGACTGGGTTGACGGAT